CTTAACCGGATGCGCTTATTCAAACTATCTGTGCGCTGTATTCCCGCTAAGCTAACGTTGGTAGAACGAGAAGAAGTAGATTCACGCACAATACCCATTGCAGCATCGACTTCGTCAACTCGTATCGTCTGATAAGGGGAGAATAGTAACTTCTTACTGTTAAGAATTTCCTCACACGTTGCCGTATCTTTCCAAATAATCGATTGTACTGGGGTAGTATCATAACCAGCGCGTTCCAACATACTGTAAATGCCTAATCTAATCAGCGCCTGACGTACTTTACCATCATAAGACCTAAACTCCTTTAAGCGTAAATCTTTGAGCATCTTAATCGATTCTGCCATTTCGTTTCCGTGCTGGGTAAGCCTTAAGCACTCTAGGGATTTCGGCGGGAATAGTGTATTAGATCTTTCACTTTCCACCCAGCCACATGATTTCATAAAAGCAATAGGAAGTCGTGTAGAGTTATCTGGCAGTGTTGGTTTTACCGATAGAGAGTCGCACAGTTCTTTGTAAGCTTTCTGATATCTAGCATAAGATCCTCTGATTGATTTAAGCCGAGTAATCATCCGTTTATATTGCTGGGCATCAAGATCATCTACTGACATCGGCCCATAACACAGCTCATGTTTATACATGATTCCGTCCATGTCTTGGAATGTCAGCAGCGCCGCCTTGAAGAACCGTACCTCTTCTGTGTATAGGACATCCATAATTTCTTGTGGGTTGTTGATTCCGATTACGCACTGTTCATAGAGAGAACGAACTTCCTCATCGTCGGCATTAGCTACATGATAGCCGATATATGTAAAGCACAATGGATATGATCCGCTGCCGACAGAAGACACCCATCCGAGCAGACGAAAAACTTCCGCATACATTTTTGCGTTCATTTTCGTTGAATTGAGACTGTCATTCTCCGTTTGACTGAGCGCAAGTGCAGCACCCCCTGCATAGCCATATGCAGTCATTAAACGTGTTCTTGCGATGGTGTGCGCCATATCATCCAGACTGAAGGAGGCGCAATCACTATATTCTTTGTATAACTCTTTAAAGACTTGTATCTGGGTAGTGTATTGTGTACCCGGATTTCTGAAACGAATCAACAGAATCCTCCCATTCGTATATGAATATATCATTTTATCACAAATAATAATGTATCACAAGCTATAAATGTAATCAAGATAGATCAAGATAGATCAAGATAGATAATATGTGAAGCATATTGTATTGATGTTTTGTATTATTTTCTTGGTTTATTAAAATAAAATATTGACATTACGAGAAGTTCCTCTATACTATATAGTTGCTAATCTCGTGCAGAAGGAGGAGCCCAGAATGATTATTAGCTATAATAAGCTATGGAAACGAATGATCGACCTCAACATGAATAAGACGCAGCTCAGAGAAAAGGCTAAAATCAGCACAAATGCTATGGCAAAGCTTGGAAAGAATGAACCAGTGTCGATGGAAACTATCAATAAGATTTGTACCGTCTTGCAGTGCAATATCGGAGATATCATGGATATCGTTAAACCAGAATAATGAAAGGGGGTGATGGCGTGCATGAACAGATTAGTATGTGTCCTGATATGATAGAGACTAAACAGCAAGATAAGGCACCTAAAAAAGAAAAGGAAAAACCGAATATGGATTATTGCACTGCAACCAAGGCAATGCAGATATTGGGCTTATCCAGACATACCTTTGAAAAAACCATAAAAAAAGGACAAATAATAGCCTCCGAAATAAACGGAAAACGGCTATACCTTGTGTCAGCATTGCAAGAATTTATGCAGACCAATTGTTACAATGATTTAGTCAATGGATCCGTTGATCCTCGCAATTCTTTGAATGATTTAACTGGTAAAGAGTGGCTTCCTGAAACAAAAAGCTATCTATATCAGAAAGGACTTGGTGCGAACCATCCCGAGGCACAAATAGAAAAACTACACCCTGCTCCTTATTCCTTCCAGGATATCGGACGCCTTATCCGATTTTTCACCAAATCCGGAATGATCGTTCTTGACCCGTTCGGTGGTGTAGGTTCCACAGCCAAAGCATGTGAGGTTGACGGTAGAAAATGCATTAGTATTGAACTTTCTCCTGTTTGGCACGATTTATCAATAAAGCGGTTGGAGACCGAAGTTGGGGAAGGAACAAGTAGCCATCATCATTTCATCAATGGCGACTCCTGCACGGAATTGCCAAAGTTACCAACTGATTCGGTAGATTTTATGGTAACAAGCCCTCCGTATTGGGGTATCCTTCATAAAAAGGATCAGAAGGTTATAAAGAATCGTGTTGCTAACAATTTGGAAACTCATTACTCCGATAGCGAACAAGACTTGGGAAATGTCGAAAGCTACACTGATTTTTTAGAAATCCTTGTAAATAAGGTGTTCATTGAATGTGCACGAACACTTAGACCAGGAAGATACATGGCAATTGTTGTATCCGACTTTCGAGACAAGAATAAGTTTATCAGTTTCCACTGCGATCTGATTAATGCTTTAAACAGGGCTGCAATCCCAGATGGTGGAATATTAACCCTTCAAGGCACCAAGATTCTTATTCAAAATCATAAAAGTCTTTTACCGTATGGATATCCATTCTCTTATGTCGAGAACATCCATCATCAATACATCCTAATCTTCAGGAAAGAGAAAAAGGCGGCGAGAAAGAAATAATGGAATTCAACCAAGTTATCAACGGCGACAGTGACAGAATTCTACCAGAGCTCCTTGCAACAGGAATCAAGTTCGATCTGATCTGTACTGATCCACCATATAATTTAAATAAAGATTTCGGAAACGACAGTGATAAACTGGACCTTAAAGACTTCCTTAAGGTGACAGAAAAGAGAATTTCTGTTTGTAGAGATTTACTTACCTCTAATGGCAGCATAATCTGGTTTGGCATTCATCATTACATCGGTTTCATTCAGACCATTATGTACAACGCTGGGCTCTTCTATCGACGCATGAACATTTGGTATTATGAAAATGGCTTTTCCAGATCTAAAAAAGCTCCTCAAACTCAATACGAACCTTTTCTTTGGTTCTCAAAGGCTAAAAACCGATGGGTATTTAATGCGGATGATGTCAGAGTTCCATACAAAAGCACAGAACGACTAAAGAATCCTGTTTATTATAAGGACAAAAAAGGGGAGAAGAAAGCGTGGGTACCTAATCCCAAAGGTGCTATGCGCGGAGATATTTGGTGCTTTCCGACATTAGCTGGAAAAAAATTCGAAAAAGAAAAGACTACTCATCCTACCCAAAAGCCAGAAGCTTTGATATTAGAAATCATTAAAGCCTTCTGCCCCAAAGATGCTGACGGCCATTACTGTGGAACAATCTTGGATCCGTTTCATGGTTCTGGAACTTTAGGCGTATGCTGCGAGAAACTTAATCGTCAAGGGCACCATATTAAGTGGATTGGGATCGAATTAGAAAAACGTTGGTGTGAAATTGCAGAACAACGGCTTAATTCTGTTAGGACTAATAGCAATTGATGATCTTCTGGGGAACCATATGCATAAATCATTCGCGATAAAACTATTAATAAGGGAAGAGGTCAACGGTTTATGAAAAAGCTGTGCTTTGGGACATTGCTTTATTTAGTTTATCAGGCCAAAGGGCAAAATGTTTCATACAAAAGCATATGCAATGCAGTGTTTTCTGCGTTTGGCTGCAATGATATATCGCTTCGTGATAAATCTTTGCCTTCCCATCTCAAAAGCGGTCGCGATAATGTTCCTCCAGACGTTATCAATGCAGCAAGAGCCATGACCTATGAGAATGCTGTTAAAGGATTTGAAAAATATGTTGTTGGGTTAATAGCTGAAGACAAGCAATTCATCTATGCCATCAAAGCAGTTCTTCGCGAGGATGATATTCCCGGAGATACTCTTATTGGATATGTTCCAGGATTTGAGAAAAACTCAATCCTTGCAAACAACAAATTCATTATGGCATCATTGCTGGCATCGCTTTTTAAATATGCTATAGTAGACATTTCCAATGCGAAATGTATAGATTACTTACGTGATTTTGAAGAGAACTATCTGAGTTCAGTAGATTCAAGTGAGCAAATTTTCATAGACCCTCTTCCTGCTGAAAATGAGGTGGATGACGTGGAAACCACCCCTCTACAGCGTACTATTAACGACGATATGTTCAGCAGAATCTTCAGAAAAGTATCTTCAGTTATTGTTGCGGGTATGACACATTCCTCTACGGCAAATATCTACTGTGCCGATCTCAACAACGGTAAATTGCGCTTTCAAAAAATCAAGGAATTTCTGGCTGACAATATTGGAACCTATGTTTTTTCAAGATCCAAGGTAGATAGTTTTAAAAGTAGACCTGTCGGAGCCATTGGTACACAGGCCCTCATCGAGTTTAAAAAAACATACGGAAATAACGCAGAATCTGTTCTGGGAGAATTGATGCTATATGTTTTCCTTGAACAGGAATTAAACGCTCCGAAAATCATGTCGAAGATCGAGTTCTCACAGCATACCAGGCTCGTAAGTAAGAGTGATGGAATTCATCTACTTGCCACCACAGAGCATGGACGACCTTTCAATCAGCTTGTTTTCGGTGCTTCTAATATTGAAGGCGATCTGCAGACCGCTATCGACCGTTCCTTTGATAGGATAGTGTGCATAGAACAAAATACAGACAGCGAGTTCAAAACCGTCGAGAACACTGCATATGGCTTAATGTTTAATAGCCATACTGTCGAGTATCTGCGTGATGTAATGATTCCAAGAAACAAATTCCAACACAAGCCAGATATGGCTTTCGGTTTATTTCTTGGATACTCACTAAAAATCGAGCCTCCTATCACAGACAGTGCATTGTATAGAACTGCTGCAGAAAATCAGCTAAAGTGCGACATTGAGTCCGTTAAGGATTATATTGCCAAAAAAATTAAACAACTACAGTTGGAAGGTTACACCTTCTACTGCTATGTCCTTCCGTTTAATGATGCGCCAGTAGAAAGAACTAGCCTAATTGATGAAATGCTGGAGGGACGCTGATGAAATATATTCCTAAAACAGCTTCCCTATCCGAATCCATTTACCGGGATATTGATAAAAACGAATATCTTAACGAAATATATGAAGCGCTACTATATAATTACTCAATAAATCTTTTCGACCTTGATCGTCCTCAAAAGCAAATCCAAATCAAGGATGCTCTTCGTTTTGCAGATTTGCTTTCAAAATCCACTTACGCACCTACGGCAGATCGTGACCATCAGTGGGGGCAGGAAATTGCCACTCTCCTTCATCTTGTCTATCCACAAGATAAGGTTGTCAAATATTATCTTGGTTCTGTATTATCCGCTGTTGGAAACTATCGAGGGCTTAAGGTTCCCTCAATTGACGGATACAAGAGCGCGGATGTTTTAGATGGTATTTTTTATGAGTTCGACAAGGAGATCCACCTTATCCCAGGACAAAAAGATGAATACTTCTTTCACGATCAGAAGAGAGTATATGACAGGTTGAGTGATCCATATTTTAGTTATTCCGGTCCCACCTCAATGGGAAAATCATTTGTTGTGCAGACATATATCAAAGAGCAGATCGAAAACGGCTCAACTAAAAACTACGCGATCCTGGTACCGACAAAAGCTTTAATAAATGAGGTTAGGGGTAATATGTTTGAAAGTCTTCAAAATGAACTAACCATCAAAAACTATAGAATCGTCAGTGCCATAGGTGAAATCTATCTCCAGCAACATCATCATTTCATATTTATAATGACCCCGGAGCGTATGCACCACTTACTTATTGAACGTCAGGATTTGTGCATAGACTTTGTTTTCGTTGATGAGGCTCACAAGATTTCAGAACGTGGTGGACGCAGCAGTTACTATTATAAGGTTATTTCTCAATTGAAACGCTTGGGGAATACTCCTACTGTTATTTTTGCCTCTCCAAATATACCGAATCCAGAAATATACCTCCGAACCATTCCTGGAGTTCAGCCAAATACGATTCAACGCTTGGCATCTCGCTTCACTCCCGTCAGCCAGTTTAAATTCTATATGGATCTACCGAACAACAAAATGTATATCCATAATGAACACACAAAATCACTTGAATATGTTTACCGTGTTCCTGCCGACATGAAGCTGTCAAAAATTCTCCATAGGGTCGGTAGAGGCAAGCAAAATGTCGTTTATTGTAGCTCGCGGCAGAAAGTCGTTGACTTTGCGATAGCGTATGCCAGTAGTCTACAGGCACTCGATAATCCTAAACTCATAAAACTGGCAAATGACATCAAAAATGATGTTCATAAGGAATGTTATCTTGCCGAGCTTGTTGAAAAGGGTGTCGCATACCATGTAGGATATCTTCCTGCTAATATACGCCTTCGCATAGAGCAAAGTTTTGAAGATGGTGATCTTCGCACCATTTTTTGTACAAGTACGCTGGTAGAAGGCATTAATCTTCCTGCTGACAATCTCTTCATTACGAGTTACCGGAATGGAAAGGCAAATATGGATGAGGTTACGTTCAGGAATCTGGTGGGTCGTGTCGGGCGAATAAAATATAATCTTTTCGGGAATGTGTTTCTTCTGCGCATGGATACAAGTCTTACCGAAAAACAATATGAGAAACTCCTGAATAATGACGTTCCAGAACAGAAGCTTTCTTTTGATCTAGAAGAAAACAAGTCACATATTCCCGCGCTTGTCAACGATTTGATAAAAGGCGATATAGAAATGTCTGCTTGCCGTACAGAAGCAGCGGATAAAGATTTTGATGCACTACGCAAGTTTGCGCTCATTATAATTAATGATTACGCCTCGGGTATAGATTCTCCCCTTACAGAAATGTTCGAGAACTATGTTACTTCAGAGCAAAAGTCGTCTATCATGAGTAATTTCCCCTTGGAGAAAACGAGCAATGATATCACGCTTTCATATGATCAGGCGTATACGCTTTCGGAGGTTGTAAGTTCGGGTGCAAAATATCCCGAACTAAAAGGAGAAAATGATGCGGTTGATTTTGATGAGCTCATTAGATTTCTCAGTATGCTTAGTCGCGTGTTTAAGTGGGATATTTATGAAAAGGATACTATCGGAAAATCATCCAATGTATTAAGATGGTATGCCGTTATTCTGCTCCGTTGGATCCGCGGTAACGGTCTCAATTCTATTATTAACCACGCAATTGGGTATAAGACTGATCATCCCAATACAGGCATATGGGTCAACAATATTCATATCGCAGAACGGTATGACGGTTCAAGAAATCACAAAAATTATATCATAGCGGAAACGCTCGGTGTTATAGAGAATGTGCTTCTTTTCAGTATTTCAAATTACTTTCGGAAGTTTTCGCTTGAGTACAAAGCTTTTCATAATGTGGATCACTTTGATAACGATTGGTATGAATTTGTAGAATACGGTACTACAAACGATCTGACCATATTTCTACAACGAGTTGGATTTACTCGCGATTCAGCAACCTTCCTTGAGCAGCCCCGAAATCAAGTCAAATACATAGCCAATGTAGATGGTGAAATTCGATTGAAAAAGAGTGTCATGACCTGCGGAAATGCAAGCGTTGAAATGGATGCGAACGAAATACAGTATAATATGCCTGAGCTGTTTGTAGACTGATTCGAATATCCTCAGAGCCTCTCGCTTTAAAAAGCGGAAGGCTCTTTTTTTATTTTCCATATCTCGCCCATATTTTGTCCATACCTGCTCCATACTGGAACCATTAAAGTACTGCTGCGAATATGATTCAATAAAGGTGTGAGTTGAAGCCCACAATCCATAGGCTCAGCTGAAGGCCTAGGCTGAGCTAGAAAGAAGTAAAAATGTCAATCGACGACAAAGAAAACTGGATCATCAATATCCAAAACGCAGCAGACCAGGTAGCGTCTCTTCTCGGTAACGAAACAGTGATGCACTTATTTGGGAAGTATAGCGCTACTTCTGTGGAGGATTTGTCTCCATACTACTATATCGAAGTTTTCAACGAGCTTGATTTCATCGCAAACGATCTTCGTTAACCACAACTTACCGCCTGTGGAAACGTGTCCCGCTGCAGAGGGACACGTGCAAGGTTGAAGCAGGCGTAACACGCTACCAAGCCGGCGTCTTGCACCGCTGGTCACCAGTGAGAAACGGAGCAATCCGGAGAGGTGACCACATGAATAAATGCTGGCACAGCATAGCGGCTGTCTCTGTTTCTCTTACGAGAAAGGCAGAGACAAGCTATGTCAAAAATTGAAGATCACAACATAGGCACGAAACTGGTCAAGATCCCGCTTCGTGTCAACCCCGAAACCATCGCAGAGAATGAGCAGGAAAGACAGATTCATTATGTGCGCATCGGCCACAAGCATTATCCATGTATCTTCGTCGAGGTTTCTGAACACGAAGCCCGTCAGTACATGCGTCTAGAATGGGCGGACGTTAAGGCAGAGGAACGCTCCGAGCGCTGTCTAATCGAAGATGGACACGGTGGGTATATCATGTGTCCGGAATGCAACAAATGCCGCCAATGTCCGAAAGTGGGCAGTTTTGACTTCGACACTAATCATCTATCTTCGCTAGATGCGATGTTCGAAGAAAGTGGGTTTGAACTCTCCGATCCACAGCCTGATCAGGTTAATGAAACATCCGACATTCTGAATATACTGGTGGAGGAGTTGTCGAAGATAAAGCCAAAGTATGGGCATATTTTTATGGAGCTCCTCAACGGAAATGAACGACCCCTGTCCATTGCACGTGCCATTGGCATTGGAAAATCGCAGGCATATGAGGATGTTCGTCACGTAAGGGGGTTGGCCGAAAAGCTCTATAAGGAGCTGATGGAAGATTAAGAAAATAGCCTGACGGCAAAAACCGTCAGGTTTTTCTCAATCCGGTGCTCACACCCAAAATGAACACAGATAGACCGTGAACACCCCCTGAACACCCATAAAACCTCTGTGTTCAAATGTACAAATCACCTTGGGCACGCTCGTCTGAACACACTCGCGGAAAAATAAAAAATAGCGAAACCCCTTTGATTTCTTTAGCTTTTAGAGTAATATGTATAAGGTACTAACTTGCGGACTTTACCACCGGCCCAGAACCCACTGGTCAAGTTATCAAACTGCCGGTTCATGAGTATCTCAAGTGACCGGCCCACTGGTAGACAAGACCGACAAGCGCAGGAAGCTGAAATAACCGAACGATTTCAGCTGATAAGGCTAAAAAGTTCGGAATAAGGTCGCATGGCTCAGTTGGTAGAGCACATCGTTCACATCGATGGGGTCACAGGTTCGAGTCCTGTTGCGACCACCACAAACCCTTGAAAACACTACGTTTTCGAGGGTTTTTCATTTTCTGCAGATGCCGGCATGTTCATTTTGGCGAGCCGAAATGAACGGAATCCATCACGTCGTTCACATTGAAAATCAGATGATTTCCGAACGATACATTCTTCTCCCCTGCCCGGAGGGGTGTTCAAAATCCGGGGTGTTCACCGTCCTGCATAACAAAGCGCCTGCCTCTTGAGATACCCGCGTCGGTGTGGCTCAAGTGACAGGCACTTTGTGTCGAGGTGAACGATGTGATAGAAATCGGTGTGGCTCAAGGGCCGGAAATCGTGTATAATAATGGGGTGGCATCGAAAAAGCCACATCAAAAATTTATTTGTAAGATTTCTTCAAGTTCTGCGTCTAATAAAGTGAAAGGGGGTTGAGAGCTCTATGCAGCCTGGTTCTTTTGATCAGATCTATCAAGACTACTTCGACTCGGTTTATCGTTATGCGCTCTCACTCTCCGGAAATCCGCAGACTGCTGAAGAGATCGCCCAGGAAACCTTCTTTAAGGCAATGCGAACTCTGGATCAGTTTCAGGGAAAGAGCAGCCTGAAAAGCTGGCTCTGTGCCATTGCCAAAAATCTATGGCTTTCAGAGCAACGGGTAAGGAAGGATCAGCCGATTGATGACGCGCTGCCGCTTCAGGATCCGTCCATCGGGCCGGAAGAAGCGATTGTGCGTCAGGATGAAAGCATGCGCATCCATCGACTGCTCCATCACTTGGACGAGCCCTATCGGGAGGTATTCACACTCCGAACTTTAGGTCAACTAAGCTTCAGGGATATCGGAGAGCTCTTCGGCAAATCGGAAAACTGGGCGTGCGTAGTCTTTCATAGAGCGCGTACCAAGATTAAAGAGAAAATGGAGGAATGATCATGAAACTGCCCTGTGCTGTTACACGTGATTTGCTGCCGCTCTACACCGAAAACATGGTCGAGCAGGAAACAAGGGTTTTGGTTGAAGAACATCTGGATGAGTGCGCTGATTGCCGGGCAAAATTCTCTGAGATGAACGTTCCAGCAGAGAACCCTGTTGATACCGTAAAACCGCTTCAGAATCTGAAGAAGCAGATACGGATCAAGCGCTTAAGAGCGGTCCTGATTGCGTCGCTCTGCGTGTTTATTGCCTTATTCACGGTTTTCTTCCGGGCGGACAGCCCGGTTCTTTTGCCCTGGACGGAAGGGTTGATTCAGGTAAAGGGCGTGGAGACCGTTACACCGGAGCAGAGAATCGGCCGCACCTATCAAATGCTGCCGGGAGAAACGACGGCTAATTATACGCCTCAAAGCTACACGGGTGAAGCGCTGATTCTCGGAACGGACAGCAGTATTACAGGAATCATGTCCGATACAGCTGTGGAGGACGATGGGACGACGACCGTTTTTCTCCAGGCGACCGGCAGGGATTCCCGGAGTATGAACCTCGGCACCGCAGAAGGAGAACTGGTATTCTGCCCCGTACCGGATCGCGTGATTTACGGATACGGCGAGCCCCAGCAGCTTCTCTGGGGCGAGCCGATGAACGGGGGCGCACAGGTTTTGCCGCGGCTGGCGCTGGGATATTACCTCCTGATCGCGCTGCCGGCGGCCGGCGGATTCGGTCTTTTGTGGTTCCTTTTCAGGAAGCGGAGCTGCAGCCGGATTCTGCGCCAACTATTCTTTGCACCAGTTTCTTACATTCTGTCGCATCTTCTTTTGAAAGGAATGAAGACCACAAGCTTCTTTATGGATCGGGATCTCCTCAGCATACTTTTGGTAGCACTTGCCATTTACGCTTTGCTTACCATCGCCTGGCAGATGTTCCTAACACGAAGGAAAGAAGCGTAACACAAAAAACTCCCACGAGGCACTTCCCGTGGGAGTTCGTGTTTCCCGGCCCTTATGCCGCGATCCGCATGTACTGCTCGACACTGATGCGGAACTTGATCTCAACCTCGTAATCGTGGTTGATCTCGATCCGCTCCACCAGCCGGGCAATGATCATGTGCTTGGTCTCTGCGTTGGCCTCGTCGAAAGTGTCCGCCCAGGACAGCAGGTCGGTCACTTCCTGGGTGGCAGTCTGAGCGGCGTCCTTTTCCTTTTCCATCTTTGCCTTGGCCTCTTCCATCCGGCGCTGGGCGGTTTCCAGCTTTTCCTTGTACTTCGGCATCATGGCGTTCACGATGCTGATGTCCACGGTGTTCTCCCCCGTGAGGAACTTCATGGTCTGATCCTCCAGGGCGTTCATCTGCTTGTGGGCCTCAAAGAAATCTTTCTCGGCCTGCTTGTAGGCCACCTCGTACACATCGCCATGGTTTTCCTTCGCCTTCTCCAGCAGGGCCGCTTCCGGCTTCTGCTTGATGATGGAAAGAATCCGGCGAATCTCGTACAGCACCGTTTCGTTGATGGTGTCCGCGCAGTAGGAGCTCTGCCCGGAGCAGGACTCCCGTGCGTTGATCTTACGGTAGCAGCGGTAGCAGTCGCGCTCATAGAGCTTAACCGTTCCGTCAGCCAGCTTCCGGCGGGTTGTGTTGTGGCTGAAGGTCAGCCGTGATCCGCAGTCTGCGCAGAAGATCAGACCGGAAAGCAGGCTCCGGGTGTCCGTCCGTTCCGGCACCTTCATTTCATGCTTCAGGCAGGTAGCCCGGCCTTTGACCGTCTCCTGGCATTTTTCCCATGTGGCTTCATCGATGATCTGCAGGTGTTCCTGCTTGGGCGAGTAGGTGTCGCCCATCCGCATGTAGCCCAGGTAGATCCGGTTGTCGATCAGCGCTCGGACGGAGGTCGCCCGCCAGAGGGTCGTTCCGCGCTTGGTCTTGATGCCGCGCTCATTCAGGTAGTTGGCCACCCGGTTGGTGCCGTAGCCTTCCTCAATCAGAAGATGGAAAATCTCCCGGACGATGACCGCCTCATCCTCGTCTATGACCAGGTCTCGAACCGGCTGATTTTTCTTATTGGTGCGGCCCTTGTGCACCAGCTTATACCCGTAAGGCAGGTAACCTCCCCGGTACTGGCCGTCCTCGATCATCTGCAGGTGCTTGGTGCGCACACGGATGGAGGTTTTTTCGCTTTCGCCAGATGCCTGCCAGAACCGGATGTAGTTGAGCAGCTTGTCCACGTGGGTGTCGAAGCGCTGCTGCCCCTCGCGGGTGCTCCAGACCTCGATGCCCTGCTGAACAAACCACTGCACCACGAACGGCGTCTCATCCTCACGCCTGCCCAGGCGGTCGAACATGAAAACCAGCAGGACGTCGAATTCGTCCTTGATGGCTTTCTTCTTGATCTCCACAATGGCATCGCGGTCGCTTGCCGCAACTTTGTAGCCCGAGACGCCTTTTTCAGAGATTTCCTCAACGATCTCCCAGTCCGGATGTGTGGCGGCGTAGTCCCTGCAGGCGATACGCTGCATGGGGATGTCGTCGTGATCCACCTGACCAACGGTGGAAACACGGTAGAGGCATACCACTCTCTTCATTGTCATCACCTCTGTCTGCATCTTGAGTTCATGAGCATTCCCAGCACATCCGGGATGGCGTTTTCATCGCCGTTCTCTGAGAAGGTCAGCTTGACCCTGCAGGATGGATGCGCGGGCGAAACGCCAGCTTTTACAAGGGGTTTCGGCGTTTCGGTGACAGTAGTAATCACTCTGTTTTCGCTTTCAGTCAAGTTGTTTTCAGGCAAACTTTCAGCAGGCTTCGAGCCGGAAAGATGGCTCCTCCTGCAGAAAGTTTTGACAGAATTCACAGACACATGAAGGGCGTCGGCAATGGCCCCGTAACTCTGACCTTGGCTGCGCAGGACGGCAACTTTCTGCTTTTCCAGATCCGTCATTCGTATCACTCCAATCTGAAGGAGTTCTCCTTCAGTGCCTTACGGACAGTTGGAGCGGCACTTTTCCGGTTTTACCAATAAAAAGTTGGGGCTCTGCCAGAAGGCAAAACCCCATGATCGTTTATTCAGTTGTGATCTCGCTGAACTCCCCGGACACCCAGCCAACCTGGCTCCCGATCTTCACAGCCTGCCAGCCGTTGAAGGCGCTGGCCACGTATTCCAGCGTTGTGCCAGGAGCGACAGCTGTGATGCGGCTATAACTCGTGCCGTTGCCCGTGCGGATGTTGACCTTCCCGCCCGAGGATTTAATCAACACACGGATGGTGGTCTGCCCATCAATGGGCTGTTCCTGTTCCGGTTCAGGCTGTGTTTCTGTCATGGCCTGCTGTCCAGCGTCGTCCTCCGCCACAGCAGCCATCAGGGCAGCGTGGGTCTGATCGCCGTACTTGCCGTCCTGCTTGATCCCGGCCTTCTTCTGGAAAGCCTTCACGGCGGCTTCCGTCTTGCTGCCGAACTGACCGTCCACCTCAAGGGCGGCACCCAGCTGGTTCAGCAGTTCCTGCAGGGCTTTGACATCGGCCCCGGTGGAACCGTTCTTCAGCAGCCTGCTGCCCAGTGTGTACACGGTAACCGCCTCCACATCGACCTGTGCGCCGCTTGTGTCGCCGTAGTCAATGAACGGCAGCTTGTACCAGTGTGTCCAGGGCCTTTTCTTCACCTGTGTCTTAACGCAGCCCCAGTTGAAGCCCTGCCACTCCACGGCATAGCCGTTGCCGATGTAATACCCGGCATGACCGTCCTTGTACAGCGCCAGACCGGGGATCTCCGGCAGAGTGTCGATGGTGCCCCAGTCCATGCCTTTCTTTTTTGCCCAGGAGAACATGCTGTTCGCGCCTTTGTCCGGACACCCGTTAGAGCCGTATTTGCTGGTGATGGTTTTATTCGTCCCGATGGCTTCCAGCACCCCCTGACCGCCGTTTGTCCAGGCATAGCCCTTGCAGCCGCCGATGCAGTCGGACACGACAGCCTTGTTGGCAATGTCCTGCTTGTAACGGGACATGCGGCTGGAAGCATAAGAAGACGGATACTGGTTGCTCTTCCGGGACAGCAGGCCGTTGGTGGCCTTGTAGACGCAGGTGCCGTACCAGTAGGGCTGGCCGACCATCTTCTGGCACCAGTCGGCAAAGTGCTCATTGGTAAAGGGCGTATTGATTCTTTCAGACATCTTCGTCACCTCCACATAGGAAAAGGGCGGCGGTTATTCGCCGTCGCCCTGGTCGTCTTTGCCTTCCTTCTCATCCCGGTTATGCAGCTGCTCCAGGACGGCTTTCAGCTTATCCGGAATAGGCAGGCCGATGTAGGCCGCATTTTCCAGCAGGCTCAGGCCTTCGTTGGAGAGGTAGAAGGCGATCACCGCTCCACGAAGAGCACTGCCGGAGCCGATCACATGCAGATCGACGATGTTTGCGATACCCACCATGAACAGGATGAGCACCTTCTTGCAGACGCCCTTGAAGCCAACGGCGCTGGACAGCTTCTTGTCCACGATGGCGCACATGACCCCGGTCACGTAATCCAGCGCCATAAAGATCATGAGAGCAATCATCAGACCGTCGATGCCTCCAAGGAAGTATCCGAGCCATCCCCCGATGGCCGTGATGGCGATCTGGATCTTGGCCCAGATCAGGTCGATAGAAAAGTTCCGCATTGTTGTTTCCTCCAATCATTTTGATATAGAAAAACCCGCCTCCGAATTGGAAGCGGGCTGATCCCGGGAATGATATCTGGTCATGGTCATACACCGAAAGCAAACCAGTCAACGTTACGGCTTGTGCTGAAGTTGCCGCCGACTACGATATAGCATCCGCTGGTCGTTTTGCTGTGCACCTTGATCGCGCCGTTGTCGCCCGACCAGTTGCCCGACGTCGTAGAATAGGTCACCAGAACCACGGGTGTTGAGGTGAAGCCCGCAGACGAGTAATCCACATAGGTAGCGCTGGAACCGTTGATGGACGTGGAGCCATAGGTGTACTTGAACGGAAGTCTCGCCGTCGGAAGTGTGCCTGTGGTGATATTCGCCGCGTTGTTTGTGCCAAGGTTGCTCCGGGCGTTTGCGGCGGTAGTGGCCCCCGTGCCGCCGTTGGCGACAGGCACACCGGAGACCATGCCGGAATGGAAGACTCGGTAATTGCCCCAGGTGCCCGCGTCACAGACCCGCAGGAGCACAGCCCAGTCCAGGCTGTTCTGATAAGCCTTCGTGCGGACTTCCAACATTCTCCGGTTGTTGCCCGTGCTGTCCTCCCACGCGGCAAAGGAGGAAGCGCCAGCGTAGCTGCCCTCAAACACCGTCCGGTTGGTGGTATCGTTGTAGGTTGGAAGAAGAAGTACCGAAGGGTAAAGGTATCCGGAAATATTCAGGTTGCCCGTCATCGTGTCTCCAGTCTTCTTCACGCCGCCCAGGTTGGCAATCGCGCCTGCCGCCGATGTGGCGCCCGTGCCTCCGTAGGCAACCGCCAATGCGGAGCTCAGCTTCAGTGGCCAGCCGCAGTCGATATACCCGGAAGTTTCAGCCACCTTCCCGATGCCGATCCCGGTGCCGTCCGCCATGAAGTCCAGGATAACTCCCTTGGTGCCGATGCTGACGGCCTGTTCCACGTAGTAGAAATAGTCGGTCAAACGCACCTTCAGATCATAGCTGTACAGCGCGTCAAAGGTCTGGGACAGGAGCTTGTTGGTGGCACTCAGCGTATAGCTGGTGATGGCCATCTGCTCCGCAGTCGTCCAGGCTGTGGCGCTCTTCAGTTTGTAGTACACCACGCAGGAAAGACCGTTCTTGTTATTCAGAGCGGTGACCTTTCCTGCAAAGGAGTACCGGGCTTTCGTGCCGTCCAGCTGAGCGGCAGATCCATCACTGTTGCAGCGTTCAGCGGAGAAGGCTGTGATGGAAGGCGGCGAATAATCCAGCACGTTGAAGGTGGTGCTATATGTCGCCGTCCGGCCACGGCTGTCCGTAACCGTGACCGTCATCGTCATATCTCCGGCTGCGGACAGCTTTTTGGTTGCCGTGAAGGATGCCGCCGTATAGTTCACGCCATCCAGCGATGTGCGGTAGGAAGAAATCGTGCTCCCGTACACGCCCGCCGCCGTGATGGCGACGGACAATGTGCTCAGCCCCTTGACGAAGGCGGCGATCCTGGACACGACCGTTGTATTGGTATCTTCGACTGTGACCGAAGAAATGCTCGGCACAACCGTACTCGGCACATTGAGCGTCACCGTACACGTTCGGGTACCCGTCAGCGTCCCACCGTTGTAGCTTTGACAGGTGATCGTACAGATGCCGCTGGTGGCGCTTGGGATCTGACTGGCCAGCGACAAAGGCGGCGTCCAGCTGACCGACGCGCCGACATTGCTGGCGATGGTGCCGCTGGCGCTGCCGAAGCTGTAGAGCAAAGTGTGCATCGTCGCGGTGCTCTGCCGGTTGGTGTAGATCGTTACGGCGCTGCCCAGGTTCACGGAGGAGGAAGACACGGTCGGCTGGGACACAGCTTCCTCATAGGTGATCGTGATGATCACGCTTGACCACTGAAGGTAGTTGTAGGAATACCCTTGGGACGACGCGCTGGGATAAGGGTTATAAATCGTAAAGCTGTTGTTGCCTGCAGCAATATATGCCGCCATGGCATTGAACAGCGACCCGGTGATGTAATAGCTGGTGTAATTCCCGTAGAAGGAACCATCGAAGGTGCCAAGCTCATCCCCGGTGTACTGCCAACCCGCAATGCCGGAGGCGATGCCATTCTGGTAGTTGGCTTTCCGCATGAAAACGGTCTTTGTGCTTCCCGCGCCATAGCCTGCTTTTGAAGCGTCAATATCCAGCCAGATACTGGTGATCACCTTGTTGGCAAGGTTCATACCGACGAAGCTGATAATACCTACGTTGTTGTAGCTGGAATCATAAAACTCCTGACTGGCATATCCGTTCTTTGCGTTGGAGGATGAATTATAGTGCCTCGTGCACAGGGACGCGCTGTAGGATACTGTGGATGCCATGGGATCACCTCATTAACCGTTATAAATCAGGGAGAGATTGCCGTTGGTCTGCGGCTCGAAGGCAAAATGCCCGATAATGAGCTTGGACAGGATTTCTGCCTGTGTGACGTATAGCTTGTTGTTGCTCAGGTACGCCACCTCGGTGTCGTTCATGTAGAAGGCCAGCCTGTCGTTCACGACACGGAAGGTGAACGGGTTTCCGGTTTTGCCGATGACCAGCCCGTTTTCATCAAAAGACATATAGGTGCGGAAGATGGCCAGTTCCTCTTCGGTTGCCTCATGGGCGTTGGTCAGGTCTTCCTGCAGCTGATTGATCCGGGTCACAGCCCAGGTGAAGTTGCTCTCTGACTGCTGGGACAGGGTGCCGACCTGCGTCTTCACCTGCGACATATCGCTGGCCAGGGCGTAGGTGGCCTGCACTTCCTGCCTGATACTGTCACCCTCATTGCTGATCTGTGCCCTGACAGAGGACAGTTTCTGTTCCAGGGATGCCTCGCCGTCCTCCGGCGCGGCAGTGTAATCCGTCGCCAGTGTCCCGCGTTCCAGCTTGACCCAGTGAACGGTGGTTGTGCCGGGATCGGCATCGCCTGTCGGCTCCCGATAGATGAGAATATCGCCATAGCTGGGATTATCCTCCGGTGATTTGCCGCTGGCATATTCCACTGTGAATGTGGCTTTGACTGTCTGGATTCCGACATCATCCAGCGAGATGGTTGCAAGCACCTTGTCACCATCTGATGTGCGTACAGTTATCCTCGACAAATCCTCCATGGAGATGGACAGGGAAACCGTGTATTTCTCGTCTTCCTCCATTGCTTCTGCCAAAGTGTAACGGGCAATGAGATCGGCGGTGCCTGTGTTCTCAGAATCTGAGTTCAGCACATAGTTTCTGCCGCCGACTTCCATCCCGGCCATAGCCCGTTCCACACTGATGGCCACGCTCTGATTGCTGGAAAGATCCAAGGACTGCCCAAAGTCCGCCGACACATGGGAGGTGGTCAGCGTCCCGGCCTTGATGTTGCTGCCCTCAATGGTAGCGGCGGCGATCTCGTTGCCCGTGATCGTTCCGGCCAGGATTTCATTGGCGGTAATCGTGTGCGCGGCCAGTTCATTCGCCGTGATGCTGTGCACCACGATCTTATCCGCCGTGATGGTGCGCTCCGTCAGCACATAGCCGTCAATGGTATCGACCTCCGCTGAAACCAGCTGGCCCATGTTGTTGATGGCATAGATGAGGCTCTGCTCAGAGCCCCGGATGATCAGGCGCTCCACGGAAAGTGTGCCCGCGTTGATCTTATTGGCGGTGAGCTCTACGATCTTTGCGTCCGTGATGCTGGCATCCGCGATCTGCGCGGTGCCCACAGCACCCTGGGCAATCAGGGCGGCGGTAATCGCGCCGAGAGCGATCTGGGCAGTGTCAACGGCGGCGTTTGCGATCTGAGCGTTGGTGATTGCCGCCTGCGCGATCTTGGCGGTCGTAACGGCCAGGTCTGCAATCTTTGCTCCGGTTACTGCCAGGTCAGCGATCTTCGCGGTGACAATTTCACCGTCGAGGATTTTGGCCCGCACAATGGCACCATCCTGAATGTTAGCCGTGCCGATGGCCGCGCCACCGATCTTCGCGTTGGTAATAGCGGCATCAGCGATCTTGGCGGTGTCAATCGCACCATCCTGAATGTGAGCGTTCCGGATCGCGCCATTGGTGATCTTTGCGTTCGTGATGGCTCCATCGTGGATATTGGCTTCCTGGATTTCTCCAGCGCCGATCTTCGCGGAGGTGATCACGCCATCCTCAATCTGGGCGGCACCAATGGCCGCTTCACCGATCTTGGCACGGGTGATGGAAGCGTCGTCGATCTGGGCAGATCCGATGGCACCCTGGGCGATCTTTGCCCGGACGATGGCGGCATCCTCGATCTGCGCCGTCCCTACAGCGGCTTCACCGATTTTGGCTTTGCTGATAGCGGCGTCCTGGATGTGAGCCGTTTCAATCGCCGCCATTTGGATCTGCACGGAGCCGACCGAGCCGCTCTGCAGCTGTCCGGTGCCTACGGAGTTGATCGCCAGCTTACTTCCGGTGATGATGCCGCTGGGAAGCTGACGGGCGCTGATCACGTTGCCTTCCACCGTATCTGCCACGGTGCCGAGCGTCATCTGGGTATATTTCTTCGTCAGGCAGTCATAGGTGTACTGCGTCATCCGCATGGACACCCAAACCCCGATGCGGGGAGCGATCACCCGGACGGCATCGCCCAGGTAGATGTTCTGCAGGAAGCCGTATTCCCGGTACTCCTCGGTGTCTGCACAGTTGATAAAGTCCACGCTCAGCGTGACGGTCGGGGTATCGCAGCCCGCGTCAAACTGTGCCTGTGCCTGAGAGCGCATCTCCACATAGCACTGTTCCTTGGTTTTCCTGTCGTCGCCGTCAGTCTTTTCCTTGGCCTCCGACACGGCCAGGTGAATCCATTTCGGATGGGTATAGCTGCCGATGAGCGGGCTGTCCAGGAAGAGCTCCGGCAGGTACAGCACGTTGCCGTCGGCGTCCTCGCCCGTGGGCATGATGCGTGTGACCACATCCGTCAGGTCAATGTCGTAGCTGATGCCCAGCAGGTTCTTGGCCTGCCGGATCTGCACGTTGCTGTCCTGACCGACACGCTTTACCACATACACATCCCACCAGTCGCGGGTCAGTTCGCCGGTATACTTTTCGACCACACCGCCTTCGCCCAGCAGGGCATCCACGGGATTGCAGTTCTCGAACTCCACATCCTCGGCCTGGCTGTCCAGGTCGGAATAGAAGGTGAAGTCGTGCTCCGACAGGCAGGAGGAAGAAATGGTCTGTACAACAGAAGCCCCCACCGCAGAAGATGAGGGCTTGTAGGATTTGATCATATTGTCGAGCAGGTCATAGAACACATGCCGGGCGTACACCGTGATCTTATCGAGCTCCGGCACCACCCGGTAAATGCGGAAGGGCTGGTCTCGCAGCTGCCGGGATTCCACCACGGAGGAGGTCGCCTCGGACGCGGAGCCTTCCGTATGATCCAGCACCAGATAGGTAGTGGACATGTACCCGTGCTTCCCGTCAGGTGCGGTTACCTCGTACCAGCTGCTGTTGGTCTTGGCAATGACCTGCACGAAGGAACCGTTCTTATAGGTCGCCAGCACCTTGTACTTGGTGCCCGGCCCGGAGCGCAGGCGCAGGGTGCCTTTCCGGGTTTCCGCTCCGGAGAAGTCCGTGTTGACCCGCCAGACCTCCGTCCGGTTGTCGTCCCCGGGTGCGGTGAAGTTGACGCGGGGCGTCATGGCGGCAGGCACCGGAGCGCGGAGGATGCATCCCTCCACCAGCCGCTGCCATTTTCCGGCTTCATCAATGGGATGCACCAGCGTCAGTTCGTATTCGCCGTTCAGCGTTTCCGTGACCTCCGCCGACAGCGGAGCAAGCGTACCGTTGCCATTGGTGGAGAAGTCGGTGCAGTCGGCGGGATAGACGCAGATCATGGGGTATCACCTCGGTTCATTACAAGTATCGCCAGTTTGGCTTTACAACCACTTTCGTCACCGTTCCTGTCCAGCTGATGGCATTCGCGCCTGGCTTCAGCACAGGGAACTCACCGTTCATGTGATCGTTCATCAGAGTGGTGCCCTGATAGGCTTCCTGCAGCACGGAATCAATGACGATGCTCCCGGAGATGTTCTCCAGTTCCACGATGGTCATGCCGACCATGAGCGTAATGTTTCCGGAGCCTGTGACCGTCAGGATCGGCTCGGAATACACACTGCCCGGATTCGTGATGATCGTCCCGGATGCGGTGACCGTTATGTCAGCGGCGGCATCGGCATAGAAAAACGGATAACAGCGGAAATTGACCGCGAAAGTACAGTGTGGATTGCCCCGGAGCACCTTTTCAAAAGGGATCTGGTTGGCAATTCGTGCTTTGTAGTAGCCGTCTGTCCGGTTGGCAAAGGTCACCGTGCCGCTGCCCTTCAGCCAGGCAGCGATGGCCGGAATCTGCGCCGGATCAGAGATAAAGCAGGTTGCAGTCAGGATCATATCGTCGTAGACATCTTCGCCTTCCAGCTGCGTCAGGCTCCCCGGCCTGCCGGGCACATTGGTCTGGGTGCTCCGCTCCAGCGGAATGGTGATGGGCGGCTGCTCCGTCACGTGGATGCCGTAGGTGCGGCAGTCCACACCATTCCAGAGAAAATAGTCCTGCATGAGAATTCCTCCAAATACGTCAAAAGGACACCTTTTGACGGGTGGCCCTTTGGCGGTTGATTGTGATCAGTCGATTCTGCGGATGACGTCGATGCCGTGGATCGCCGCGAGGGTTGAGCCGTTCGACCAGGCGACGTGAATGCCGCCTGCGTCGTCCACGAACATGACCTCTCCGGTCAGTCCGGGAACCATGTCCTTGCGCGGTTCCTCAAACATCTGGACAAGCTCCACGCGGCACCCGGTTGGATAATCCTCCCGGAGCTTTTTCAGCACCTCCGGCCTGATCTGCATCATGAATCCCATGGCGTTTCCTCCTTCCGTTGGGGTAGCAGTATTACTCACTCTGCCTGCCCTGAAAGTCAAGTTAAATCACGCCATCCGGAGCCCGCGTCCACGCTGCTGGCGTTTGGTCAGAGTGGCAATCTCAATGGCAAGGGAGCGGATATCCTGCTCATCCCGCACATAGAAATTGTTGCCGGACAGGTTGACGGAGCTCGTCTGGTTGTAGGTCTTCCGGTTGTCGTTGTTTCCGAAGGCAATCGCGCCTTCCTTGGCTTCACCTGTCAGGAAGCGGGCAACGTTGCGGATTGTCCGCGCCTGCACCCGGCTTTCCTGCAGGACGCCTTCTCCAAAGCCCTTCATGGTCATGGAGCCGATCTCATCCCGGAACACCCGCGAAGGAGAAGCAATCTTCAGTTCTTTCTTGGCGGCGTTCACAGCAGCACGGGCAGCGGACTGCATGGCACTGACCACACCGGAGCGCCCGGCGGTAATGCCTGCTTTCAGGCCCGCCATGGCATTGGTGCCGATGGATTTCAGGCTGGTGGCGGTCAGGCTGCGAGAAACGGCGTTCTTTACATTGGCAGATACCGTTGTGCCAGCGCCGCTCATGTCATAGGCCGTCAGAGCGCCAGCCAGCCCGGCCATAGCTCCTGTCCCGGACGGGGCAAGAGATTCAGCGGTCAAAGCGGCAGTAATGGCAGTCTCCAGATTAGTCGCCAGGGTCGCTGCATCCGTAGAAAAGTCGTAGCCGCCCATGCCTGCGCCGACACCTGCCGCGACATATTCGCCAGCGGGCTTCATGCGCTCAGACGGGCTGTTAATGATCAGCGCGGAGTTAATGGCTGTCTCCAGGTTGGTGGCCAACGTTTCTGCGCTGGTATCCCATCCGGCGGCGGTCATGCCTTCCGCGATGCCTTCGGTCACATTCTGGCCAACGCCCACGGAATCCAAGTCCTGCACGAACTGCAGGATCTTCTTCAGGTTGTCAATATCCTCCTGGCCGACCTCCTGACCGCTTTGGATGGCGGTAACGACCTCGGAAACATAGGTGGCCAGCTGGGCCACATTCTCCGGATCGAAGTCATTGATCATGGACTGGTTCAGCGTCCGCATGATGCCTTCGTTGCCGCCGTAGATAAAGTTGTACCACTGATCCAGATCGCCCTTGGCATTCTTGATCCGCTGTTCGGCAGCGTCAATATAATCCATCAGGGATTTGGGCATGATGCCCGTCAGGGCGGTGCCCAGCGCAGTCATGCCCAGCTGATCCACCTCGGCGACCTGCTCGCGCATTTCCGCGATGGCTTCCGGTGCGCCGGTGATCTCCGTGGTCAGCAGGATGTGCATGGTACCGTCCTTGTCCAGGATGGCCACATCCTCGGGCCGGAGCATGTCGGAGGTGACAGCGGTGACAGGGATCTCTTCGCCGTCCTTCCAGTATTTCACCCCGGACTCGCCCAGCACTCCGCTGGGGTCTTCATACACTTCAGACAGCCGGACGACGCCTTCCACCTCGACCTTGTTGTTCCGCAGCCAGCGGCGGTAAGCCAGCAGATCATACCCGGACAGGCCCACCTGCATGTTCAGGGTGGGCTTCTTCACGCCTGCGGCTTCCTTGTATTCCGTGATGTAGGCAGTGAACTCCCGGAGGAGCTCGGACTTGTCACAACCAGTCGCCTCGGCGAACTTGGTCACGATGCCTTCCACCTGGGCGGAGGTCAGCGCAGACACATCCACATTTTCGGCTTCAGCGTATTTGGTGATCAGGCCAACTACATCAGAGGGCTTCAGGGCAGCGGTGGAAGCGCCGCCAGTGACCTCCTCATAGGCCATGACGAAGGCCGTCACCGCTTCCGGCGTCAGCCCGGTGGTATCGACCTTGTTGTCCTCCAGGTATTTGAACACATAGGCGGTGATCTCGCTGGGCTTCAGCTGGGTGACGTCGGTGCCGGATGCCAGTTCCTTGTAGGCACTGACCATGGCGGTCACATTAGTGGGATTCAGCCCGGACACATCGGTGCCCGTGGTGGCTTCGGCATAGGTCTGCACATAGGCCACCAGCCCGGCAGGCGTAAGCGAAGACTTGTCCGCGCCTTCCGGCTGCTCGGTGTACTTCGCCACAAAGGCATCCACCAGCGGCTGCTGTTTGGTTGCGTTCTCCGCTTCCGTATATCCCTGAATGACCGCTTCCGTGGTGATCGCGCCGGGATTGCTGGCCCATTCATCCCAGCGGGCCTGCGCTCCGGTCATATCCAGATCAGTGGTGATCTTCAGGACTTCCTCGCCGACAGCCTCACCGAACATCTCGTTCAGGCTGGTCAGGTTGGTGTCCCATTTGTTCTGGTTCAGGTAGGTCTGAATTGCGGCCAGCTGCTCCAGCGCGGAGGAGAAATCAATATCCGGGAACATGGCCTGCACCTCGGATTCCGACATTCCGCTGTCCAGCAGGGACTGGATCTGGGTCAGCAGCGCGACATATTCCGTCAGCGCTCCCTCGTCCATGCTGGCGGTCAGCTGGTTCAGCTGCGGCAGGAAGGATTTCTTCTCGGCATCGGTGGAAGCCGCGCTGTATTGCCGGAGCAGCTGCATTAGATCGCCGACCTGGGTCTTGGCCTCCTGGATGTCGCCCTGCTGCCAGACAGGCATTACGACGTCGGCCATTAGCTGGGCGTATTCCATGGCAGCAGCCCGGCGGTCACTGTTGTACTTGGCGTTCAGAGCATCCAGTGCCTGCTGGCGTTCCGCGCTGTTCTCAATCAGCTGGATCAGGGCATATTCCTTGTCGTACTGCTCATCCAGAGAAGAATTGACAGCGGACATGCCTTCAGCGGCAGCAACCATGGCATTTTCATACACGGTGGCGCTGACTTCCTGTCCACGGGCTTCCGCACGGGCTACTTCGGCTTCCACCTTGCTCCGGATGGTATCGAAGCCGTCCGTGTCAGCGGCGGTCAGGTGGTATTTGACCTCGATGGCCTCGCGGGTGTCGATGAGCTCCTGCAGGCGGACTTTATCTCGCTCCGACAGCTTCCTGTTCTGCTTCTTTTTCAGCAGCCGGGCGATCTCTTTGTCCATGGAGTCCAGGGTGTCGATGTCGGCCTGCAGCTGTGCGGACACGGAGGTATATCCGGCATTGTCGGCAGTTTCCTTCAGGCTGGTGAGCTCCTCACGGGTGCTGGCGGTCAGGCTCTTGAAGGATTCCGTCCATTCTGAAACGATCTCGTTGGTTTCCTTCTTGCCGTCCGACCAGACATCCAGCAGGCCGTTCAGCCATTCGCGGCTGTTACCGGTGGCCCACTTGAAGTCATCCTTGCTCATGCCGAAGAAGGACAGGCCCTGGCTGCTGCCGTAGAAGGTTTCAGCGGCAGTTTCCTTCCAGGACTTGGCGGTCTTCGCCATGCCTTCCAGCGCTTCACGGGCGGCTTTCGCTCCGGACGCAACGTCCACCAGCTTCACCGCGCCATACACCAGCGCAGCGGCAAGAGCGACCATGGCCACCTTGGAGGAAGCCAGTACCTTCACAAAGCCTCCGATCCCGCCGCCTGCCATGGAGACGGAAGCGGAGAACTTGCCGATGGCCGTGAAGGCCTTTCCAAGGGCTCCGGTGACGGTACCGACCGCACCCACGACCTTGCCTAAAACCAGCACGACGGGGCCGACAGCGGCGGCAAACGCGGCCCATTTCACGATGGACTCCCGCTGGGTCTTGTCCAGTGAAAGGAACTTCTGCAGCAGCTCCCCGGCTTTGTCGATGATCTGCTGGATCGTCGGATTCAGGTCGTCGCCGATCTGTCGGGCGAACATGAGCGCCGTGTTCTTCAGGTTTGTCAGCCGGGATTTCGTGGTAGCATACCGCTTGTTGGCTTCATTGGTCAGGGCGGCATTCTCTCTCCATGCCCTGTTGGCGGTCTCCTGTGCTCGGGAGAAAAGCTCCGTCGCATTGGTGGAGCGCAGCAGGGTATCACGCAGGCGGACTTCCTTGATGCCGATTTCTTCCAAAGTGGCGATTGCGCTTTCGCCTTCCTCATCCATTTTGGAAAGACCGACGATGAAGGACTGGAAGGCCGCTGCGGGATCGCTGTCCCACAAAGCCTTGAACTGCTTGGCTGTCATGCCGGAGACCTTCGCAAAGTCCTCCAGGGCATCGCCGCCCGTCGCAGATGCGACTTCCATTTTCACCAGTGCTTTGGAGAAAGCGGAGCCGCCCATCTGGGCTTCAATGCCGACAGAGGAAAGCGCCGTAGCAAAGCCCAGAATCTGCGCTTCCGACAAACCGACCTGCTTGCCCGCGCCAGCAAGGCGCATGGACATGGCCAGGATTTCGGATTCAGTCGTAGCATAGTTATTGCCCAGATCCACCAGCGCGGAACCGAGATTCTGGAACTGACCCTGACTCATACCCATGATGTTGGCAAACCGGGCCGCTTCGCTGGCGGCATCCGCAGCCACCAGGTTGGTGCTGTTACCCAGGTCGATCATAGTGCGGGTAAATTCAGCCAGATGCTCATTCTCAATGCCCAACTGGCCTGCGATGGACATGACCTCTGCGATCTCTTCCGCAGAAGCGGCAACCTCCGTGCTCATCTTCTTCACGGAATCGGACAGGGCGTTATATTCCTCTTCGGTGGCGTCCACGGTCTTCCGGACGTCGGCAAAGGCATATTCATAGTCGATGCTGGCCTTCACAGCAGCAGTACCCAGCGCCGTGATGGGAGCCGTGACATGGGTCGTGAGGGATTTCCCGGCCTTGGTCATAGCCTTGGAGATCGTCTCGCATTTCTTGGAGATAGCGGTCAGGGATTCTCCTGCCTGCGTCCATGCGGACTGCATCCGGTACAGCTGTTCCGTCAGCCTGCGGATTTCCGCTTCCGTGTCCTTCACAGCGGCCTTGGCGTTGTTCAGGTCGGTGGTGGCCTTGCTGACAGCATCCGCGCTGTTCTGCATGGTCTTCTGCAGGGCTTTGACCTGGCCCTCCAGCTTGGTGACCTCGGCGGTGGCATCAGCGTATTCTTCTTGGTACCGCTCCAGATTCTGCTTGGCGGCAATGGTGGCGGAGTCGGTTTCGCCCAGGGAATCACGGTAATTCTCATAGGCGTAGGTAGCCGCTTCCACCTCAAATCGCAGGTCTTCCTGCCGGGCCTTGGCCTGCTCCAGCCGCTGGGTATAATCCTGATGGCGGTCGTAGTTTTCCTTCAGCTTATCATTGGCGGCAACAAGGGCACGACTATACTGCTCCACGGCCCGCTGCTGCTGGGTGAGCTTCTGTCCCAGCATGGACAGCTTGGATTCCGCGCCAGCGATGGTCTTTTCGTAATTCTGTACGCCAGCCCCGGCCAGACGGAAGGTGGACTCGGCTTCCTTGATCTGCTGGTTGATGGTGCGCATATTGCGCGAGAAATTGCTGGAATCCAGCGACAGCGCGACCACCAGTTCGCGCAGGGTTTCAGCCATAAAAGTTCACCTCTCTTTGATTGCAGGAGATTCAGGGATAATGGTAGAATACTGGTTAGGAGCTTCGGCTCGACAATCGGAATTTGTGGAGGTATAAAAATGGATGATTTTAGCATTAATGAGATGCTGGAAATGCAGAGAACTCTGCAAGAAAAATACAAAGATAAATGGAAACCGATCAATCCCGAGCGCGGTAAGGATCAACTGCTGTGGATGATTGGAGAAATCGGTGAAGTCATAGATATCGTTAAGAAACACGGTGGAGATGCAGCGTGTCAGGATAAGGAACTAAGAGTACATCTCATTGAAGAAATGGCGGATGTGCTTATGTATTACAATGATGTTTTACTTTGCTACGGAATATCAGAAGAAGAACTAAAACAGTCATACATCAGCAAATTTGAGAAAAACATGAAACGTTGGTAAATTCCAGCTTGTCGATCTACATCATCCCGGTTTCACGCCCGGCCAGACTTCATCAATGAAGCGATGTCTGGGCTTTTTCTTTTCCTGCTCTCTGGTCGCATCCCATGCCCGCAGGCGCAGGAAGCCCAGCATGTCCATTTCGTCAATTTCCTTCATGCGCCAGCCGTTCTTCATCAGTTCGTTGTAGGTGGCGTAGATGTATTCCGGCAGGGTCAGGCTTCCTGCGGGATCGTCACTTCCGGATTCTCCGCCTCCGCCAGAATCTGCTCCGCTTCCTGCACCGCCGGAATCGTAGGGAAAGTGTCCAGCACCTCCGTAGTCTGGGTCTGGGTGGCCATCAGCGCCAGCGCGATGTCGTGCATCAGGCGGTCGGCGGGATAGTTGTCGTAGACCTCATCCGGGGTGAACTGGTTGTTGAACAGAATGCAGAACCACTTCACCATGGTGTCCAGGGCATCGGTCACGGTCAGCTGCTCCTGGGAGACATCCTTGCCCTCAGTCGCATCCTGAGACAGGCGCACCAGCCTGCCGTACATTTTGGAAGCGGGTTCCATTTCGCGCAGGGCCCTGCCGGAAACGAAGTCCACAGTGTATTTCTTTTCACCAAGCGTACAGGTGATCATATTCATACCTCCAAAACTTCAAAAGTAGCTGCCGCACAGCGTCATGGCCGTGCGGCAGCGGGGTTAGGCTCAAGGGGTGGGCGTGATCACGGGCGTGTACACGGACTGCAGGAATGTTTCGCCCTTCTCAGCCGTGAAGCCGTTCTCGCCCTCGTCGGCGACCGCCTGGTAGCGCCCGTCATGGGTGCGCTTGATGGCAGTCCATTCCACGTCGCCCGTCTGCCGGGTGATGGTGGTGCCTTCCTTGGTGGCATAGTTCTCGGTCAGGGGCTTGGCCCGCACCTTGTACAGCCACACATAGCGGAACTTGTGGTTGGACTTTTCGCTCTTGAAGCCCACGGCGAAGTACGGAGGCTTGTCCGTGGAAGAGCGGATCAGGACACCGTTGTCGTCGATCTGATTGCCGAAAATCTTCTCCTGGATGGCCAGCGGAATGTCCGCCATCTTCGTGGTGAAGGTGAGCTCAGGATCGGGATACAGCACATCGAATTCGATATCGTCGGCGTACTGGATATCCGGGTCGGCGTTCTCAGGGGTGATGCTGGCTTCAATCGCGCCAGCCACCAGCTGCAGATCGCCGTAGGTCAGGGTTTCCTCGGTGTCGACCGTCAGCGGGGCGATCACCATGTTCTTCAGGCCGACCGTAGAAGAAACGGTCGGAGAGGCCGCAGGAGTATTAGCCATAATGTTTTACCTCCAATTCATCGGTTCTTGAGCTCGTCCCGCAGGACGCGCTTGATTTCGGAAAAGGCCTCATCGGCCCGGGTGTCAAAGGCAGGCCGCACAAAAGGATGCGCGGGGGCTGGAGCAGGCCCGCCGTGCCCAAACTCCACAGGGTTGGCGTAGTACGCGCCGTTCTCAGAGTGGTGGACACCGATGGTAATCTGCTTGCCGCCTCCGCGCTTCTGTTTGACCTTGCCCGTATGGATGGATGAGTGCAGGGCATCCGTGATGATCTTCGGGTCGGTGCTGGCATTGTGGAGCATCTGCTCCTCGATGGGCACAGCGCCCGCCTTCAGGGCACGGTTCACGCCCGGCCCCTGATCCAGCGCATAGGCCATGTTGACCATGTCGTTCTGGAGATCATCAAAGCCCCTCAGTTCAATTGCCATAGTCCACATCCTCCCTCCAGCACCATGTCCACTGCACCGTGTACTGCCGGGTGGCCGTGTCGTAGGCGGGTTGGTTATAGCCCTTGTCGGATTCCTCCACCATGAAGAAGCCGTAGGCGTACATGGCCTGCCGGATCGTATCCGCCATGTCGGTCGGATCGATGTCGCTCCACAGGTTCAGGTACACATAGGTGCGCAGGCTGGTCACATGATCGTCATGATGGCTGGCTTCCGTGGTGGTCGTGGAATAGACGCAGTACTGCACAGGCGGATTCTGGTTGGGCGAAGTGGCCCGCCAGACGCCTGCATAAACCGGAATGCCGATATCCTTGAGCGCCGCGTTGACCTGCTTCATCCGCTCACCCCCTTGGCAATGGAAGCCTTCAGGCCCAGATAGGTGCGCTTGAAGCTGTACTCGCCCAGAGTGGAGATGTTCCATTTATCTCCCTGAAAGCGCACCCACATGCCGGGCTTGATGTCCTCCCGGTACCGGATGGTGAAGTTGATGACAGCCTCGGTGTTCATGACGTCGGCGCTGCGGTAGTGCTGGTTTCCGGCGTCCGTCACAGCGGCCCATACGCGGCATACCACCACATCCGTTGGTTCCGGATAGCCATTTTCATTGATCTGGTTCTCGGTGTATCCGATCTCGATCATGTGACGCAGGTCTCCGGGATGCGGATCACTGTCGAAGTTTTTGTATCCGCGCACAGGTCATCGCCTCCTCAGAACATCTTCTCCGGATCGCGGTACGGATACAGCAGACTGTCGAAGGCCATCCGGGTAGCCTTGTAGGTGGTCATGTCCGGGATGTCCCGGTTTTCATAGTAGAAGCTGGTCATGAGGATGACCGCCAGACGGACGGGTTCCGGTGCTTCCGGCACATTTCCATCCTCGTCAGGTTCCTCAAAGGAAACCCGGCAGTAATCCTCGGCGGCGGTCTGCGCCTGTTTGATCAGGCTTTCGATGTAGTCGTTCTCCTCATCGTGCTGGATGCGCAGATGGGTTTTGACCTCATCGACGGTGACGATCATCAGGGATCACCTGCCTCCTGGGCCATCAGTCCGGCGGTGCGCAGCGCGGCAAGCAGACGGTTGTAGTCCTCCCGCAGGCCAGCTACGGTGGTCGCCTCGCTGTCAGCCAGAAAAGGCAGAGCCGTGACCGGGCTTCCGGCAGGCAGATCGAACAGCCCTTCACCGCCTTCCACGGTCGCGCCGGGCAGAAAGGTCAGCTTCCCGCCGATCACCAGTTCATTGCCGCCGTGGGCAAAGTAGTTTTTGGTATTGCTCATCTGTTTTCACTTCCTTCTGGAAAGGGAGCCACCCGCGAAGGATGGCTCCCTGGTCGTTACGCCTGCTGCAGCACCTTTACGGCTTCAGGCAGGATCAGCTTGCCGTCCACACGCTGGGAAGCGAGGAAGCCGACCTGGCCCGTGGGAGCGTAGAGCTCGTTCAGGCGCTTGAAGCTGTGGCCCTCGCGGTCAGCCACCCAGTAGTAGTTCAGGTCGCCGAACAGGACAGTCTTGGCACCAGCCGCCAGCGTGGGCATGAAACCGGAGGTGTAGACCGGACGGTTCAGGATGGTGTCGGGGGTTCCGGCAGTCACGGAGGGCTGCCAGATGTAGTCGCCGCCGCCAGTGGTCTTGAGCTTCCGCAGAGCCTTCACGGTCGCGTCGTTCATGATGAACACGGCGTTCCTGCGGTACGGAGTGCGCAGGCTGTAGAACAGATCCATCACCTCGTCAAAGGTGATCTTGTCCGCAGCCGCAGCAGTCGCTCCGGTTTCAGCGCCGCCAGTCGCGGCCAGGATGCCCAGGGGACGTCCGGTGCCATTGCCGGTGAAGAAGGCTTCCTCTTCGGCAGCGCCGATGCGGCGGGCAAACTCACGGGCAATGTAGCTGGGAACATCGAAAACGGAGTCGTTCAGGAGTTCCTCAGATACCTTGATCATGGTCGCCAGCTTGTACGCGCCGATGGAAACCTGGCCGAAGGTGTCGTCGCTCTCGGGATAGGCAGCTTCCTCATCGATCCAGCTGGCGGTACCCTTGGACGCGACCACGGGGATCTTCCGTTCGCCGGAAGAAGTGTGGATCACGTGGGCCAGCTGACGGAAGATGTTCTGCTCTTCCAGCGCTTCGATCAGGGTACGCTCATACTCGTCAGGGACGAGATAGCCGCCCTCGGTGTCGGTGCCGACATGCAGGGCATTCAGCACTTCATGGGGAACGGACTTGTTCCGCATGACCTTCCAGAAGCTGGTGTTGTAATCCTTGGTGCCGCGTCCGGTCTTGCTGACGGGTTCCTCGTCCAGCCGGGTGACAGGCGCGGAAGCCAGCGGCTTGCTGGTAGCCTTGGACATCTCCACATCGAGGGCTTCCAGCTTCTCCAGCCGCATGACCTCCTTGCCGAGCTTGTCCACTTCATCCATCATCTTGTTGAAGATGGCGTCGTCCTCTGCGGACAGGGTGCCGTCCGTGCCGCGATGACTTTCCAGAAAAGCCTTGGCGGCGTTCCAGGTCTGTACGCGCTTGTCGCGCAGGTTCATGAGTTCATTCATAATGATCATCCTCCTCAAAGGTACTTGGTGCGCTGCAGGCGGGCTTCCGCTTCCGCAGCAGGTACACGGTTATCGTCGACCGGAGCCTTTTCAGGCTCAGGCTTGGGAACGGAAGCCATCACGCGGTTCATGAGGCAGGCCGCTGCCGTCTTCCGGGCAAAAGAAAAGCCCGACACGTTTTGGGTGTTAGGCTGCGCATCGCCCTCGGCGAACATGACCTCATCACAGAAACCGAGTTCCTTGGCTTTCCAGGCGTTCATCCACGTTTCGCTGTCCATCAGATGGCTCAGTTTGGTACGGGACTGACCAGTCTTGATCTGGTAGGCGTTGATGATGCTCTCTTTCACCT